GCCATATACTTACGGTCATCCCTGATCTCTCCAGTATCAGCATTATAAACCAGTTTATTTCTATAACGGTTCATAACATCACGCAGATATTGTTCTGCCTTTATCTTTGGAAGATTACCCACATCAATATAGAATATTCTTCTTTCTGGAGCACGAGATAATCTGTAAATAACAAGACTATCCTCAACCATTCTTAATTGGTTAAGTGCTTTAATTGCTTTATGTAAGTAAGATAATACTGTTTGCTTATTTCTATCTACAAGTCCTGAAGTGACATATGTAATTGCATCTTTAGCAATCTTTACTGTTTTTGAATCTCCTCTTGCGGGAATCATTCCAGTATTTTTAGATTGAGCATTAGGATCATAGAGATAATACTCTTCAATCTTAGGTGCTTCAAATGCCTTTAATTCATCATCTTTCTTATCAGTCATTATTGGTGACTGATAATTAGGACCCAGTTTTTCCTGTTTTCTTATTAATCTTATTTTAAGTGGATCAATATATCTTACTTCTTGAATTCCTTCTTGTGGATTTTTTAAATCAATTACTTTATGGTAATATACTCTTCCATCAACATACCATGTTCTAAAAATCTCGTGACACTTTTTATCGAATCCTATTAATGATTTAATATGTTTAAATTCTTTTCTAATAATATCTTTTAACTTATCGGAAGCATTGAGATTTGATAGTTCAATCTCTACAGGCGAATCATCAAGATCCGAAACTATTGCTTCATTTACAACATCTTCAATCGCAGTGTCACATTCTGGATGCAAACACATCTCACGGTATCTACGTACCAAGTCTTGTTCATTCTTATATACTCCTTCGATATCTACGTATTGCCCATAGAAACCACTAGAAATATAAAAATCCGACTTATCTTCCTCATTACTAGGAACTGGAGAGACTACAGCTTTCTTTGCTGAAGTCTTTCCAGTATCAGGTAACTTGAATCCAAATAATTTAGCCATTAATCAAAAGTTGAAGTATTATCTATGTCTATTTATGCACCCGTGCCGATCTGACTATTTCCAGAAGGATCTAGTGTATCGTACCACTGATATGTCATTTCCACATCGAATGTCTCGATAGTATCTGAAGTATCATACGAAAGTGCGATTTCACCAATATTGGTTGGGTATGCACCAAGGAACTTGTACATCTTCAGTACAGGAACCTGCACTCCACTTGTAGGAACATTTCCTTGAAGTGAAGATCTACCTAATTGTCTTACAAACATATCTTGTTGATAATCAACTGGATTTGTTCTACCAGCATTATCCTCATGTTTGTTAATAAGATTGCTCCATCTTTCAAAAGCAGTTCTTAAATTGAAATCGACATCATTGATAACAGTAATTGTCCAAGGAGCAAAAGTTCTATCTCCTGCTACTTTAAGTTGCCTTCCTCTAAATGCAACATCAATATTAGCAATTGTTGATGCAGGTAGTGCTGCAGATTTCACTAAAAATCTAGCTTTATCTGCTAACTCATCCTTACTAGCATCAAGTGGAATTGCATCGTCGGGGAAATAGAGTTCACACTCGAACAGATTAGGACGAGCACCACCCCCAACCATTCTACCCTTGAATGCATCAAGGGTTCTATCTGCTGTACTTGGAATGTTTAAATTGGCCATTAATTTTTTCCTCTAATTAATTAAACGTTTCCGACGACTTCTTCAAAACTAACTCCTGTGCGTGTAGCAACAAAAGTAAGTCCGATAAAGTTGATTGATCTTGCAGGCTTAACGAAAATGTCAGCTCTGAATTGATTTGCATCAATAATATCAGGAGTGTTGTTTGTCTCGTCGCAAACTACAACAAAATCATTAATACCTCTCTTTGCCTTAACATCACGAAGATATGGTTCGACAATATTCAAGAAATTAGATCTTGTAATTACATCATTGAACTCAAAGAGTTGTGCCTTTGCTGCTCTTTCAATTGTTGACTCAATTGTGAGGAACAAACGACGAACGTTAATTCTATCGAAGGCAGATGCTACACCAAGAGCAGTCTTATCACCGAAAAGAATAATTCCAGATCCAGGTTGGAATATAACTGGATTAATTCTCTTAGGATAAAGTGCATCTCTTTGTGCTTGTGATGGGTTGTACGCCAACTTAATAGCACCATTGATAGATCCTCTTGATGCTCCAGCAGGAGAGAACCAAGGGAATTGGTTGATAGAAGTTCTTGCCATTAGTCCAGCAATGTCACCATTTAAAGCAACATATCTAAACTCATTATTGAACCTATCAAACATATACTTATAACCAGAGTCAAATACTGTATAAGATGAAGATGGTAATGGATCGAAGAAATCGATAATACCGTCTGTCTGTGTATCTGAATTACTTATACTTACAACACTAGCTCTATGTGGTGAAATACATGCAACACAATCTTTTCTTAGATTGGCAATCTCAATCAATTTTCTTGCTTTAGCAGAAGATTCTGCTACAGAAGCACCACCAGATGGTCCATTAAGTAAGAAATTGATTGAATATTCTGCTTGATTCTTAAAGATTTCATATCCACTAACAATATTTGCTAATGTTGCAGCATATCCACCAGTTCCAGAATAATTCTCACCACCAGTTAATGTGTAAGTTTTATTACCAATAGCAGAATACGTAGTACCTTGAGCACTAGTACCCCAATTACCAGTTCCAGTTAATGCCCAAGCATTTCCACCAGCAGTAGCAGTTAGTCCACTCTTAACAGCAGTACTATCAACACCACCCACATATACATTATTAGAAACTCTTGCAATATAATCTTTAAAGTAATTTGCCTCAGATGGAGATACTTTTCCGTCTAATGACTTAGAAAGACTAACATGTTTTTCAACAATGTTTGATGCAGTTCCAGTTACACTTCCATCGTCATCAACAACGACAACATGAATTTCATCATTTTTACCACTTCTGTCTTTGACATATTCAGAAGATGATGGTCTGTCTGCAATTGACTTCCAATATACAGTTGAATTGGTAAGTCCCAAAGTTTGTTGATCGTACCAGTCAAGAATAGTTGCACTATTCATTGCAGATACATGTGCTGCTCCAGTAGGTTTAACAACTTGAATTGGGTTCTGAGTAGAAGAACTAGATGTAGTTCTTGTAAATGTGAATACTACAGCATCACCAACAGTTGCAATACCAGTGATTGATTTGTCAACTGAAATGATACTTACACCAATACCAATAACCTTTGTATCAGAAGCAACTACAGCAGTTCCAGCAGTAGAAACAACGTCTCCAACTGCAACGTTTGCTGTTGCAATACCACTGATAGATGCATCGAATGCTTCATTCGTTACACCAGTTACAGTTGCAATTCCTAAACTTGAACTTGTTGTGGTTGTAGCTGGTGCAATAAATGCAGTTATACCACCTTTGGCATATGCTGCACCAGATGAAGTATTACCAGTAGAAACTCTATCTGTTACCTTAACATGAAGTTCATGTTTTGATGTATCGACAGCAGTAATGACTCCTCTAAGGTATCCACTAGCAGCACTAGTTGTACCTGCTCCAGACTCTACTCTTCCAGCAAGAACCTGTGTTACTCCTAAACCGACCATTCCAGCAGTTACACCAGAACCAACGGCAAGAATTTGATCTGCCTTGGAGTCGATCATGCAAACCTTAAGATTGTTTGCCCATCTTCCAGGAGTTTTTGCTGCTACTAACCAACCAGTAGCAGAAGAATAATTGTTTACGTAGTCTTCGTAATTTTTAATTTTGACCGTGACAGCAGAACTACCGTCTGTGCCAACACCAGCATTGTTTAAATTGGTGTTATCTACTCTTACAACTCTTAAAGTTCCACCATAGGAAAGATAAGACGATGCACCCAACCAATAATCGTATTGAGCATCAGTTGTTTTGGGTTCATTAGTGATGGAACAGATGAAGTCTCATTTGTAGACCCAGAGGGAGATCGTTGGTATACTGATGAATATGGAGATAAAGGTGGTGGTATGAAT